TGCTGGCGCAGCTGCCGCCGCTTATGCAGTCAAGATTGGTATTGATGGTGTCAAGGCGGCAGTCGAGGATGAAGCATCACAAAAGCAACTTGCCGAAGCTTTAAAGAACACAACCAATGCCACCGATGCTCAAATTAAGTCAACCGAGGCTTACATCACCAAACAACAGTTGGCCTTTGGCGTAGCCGATACCAAGTTGCGCCCGGCACTGGCAAACCTTGCCCGAGCCACTAGCGATGTAGGTAAAGCACAAGAACTAACCAACCTTGCCTTAGACATTTCGGCATCAACTGGTCGAGATCTTGAAACCGTATCGCTGACTCTCGCCAAGGCTTACAACGGCAACATTGGTGCGCTTACTAAATTGGGCATTCCACTTGATGAAAACATCAAGAAAACAAAAGATTTTAACGTAGTCCAAGATGAACTTGTACGGTTATTTGGTGGCGCAGCTAAGGCCAACACCGAAACCTATGCAGGTCAGTTGGCCATCGTCACAGAGCGCGTAGGCGAACTTAAAGAGTCCATCGGTGTGGCATTACTGCCAACCATGAAAACATTGTTAGAGGAAATTAACAAAGTTGCCAAGGGATTTAGTGGCGAGGATCCAGAGGGATTGAGCAATCGTGCTAGGGAACTAGCTGGAAACTTTGAGGGCGATGGCGCATTTAGTTTAGGCGGCGCACTTAGAGCAGTTACCGATGCTTTTGGCAATCTATTTTCAACCGTTACAGACGGTGGCCCAGGTGCTGCCAGCATGATGGAAAGAATTGCAGCATCATTAGAAACAGTTGCAAATGCAATCAACGCTATTTCAAATGCTTACCAAGCCGCCTTGCCTGCATTGCGATTTATTCAAAATCCGCTCAACATAAATCTGCCAGAGGCAGGATTTACGCCTCGACCAAAGGCAAGAGCAGCTGGCGGTTCAGTCATGGGTGGTCAGGCATACCGTGTTGGCGAGTTTGGCCCTGAACTCTTTGTCCCTAGCGGATCTGGATCGGTTCGCCCTGATGCCGGAGGCGGTCAAAATGTGACCATAAACCTAAATGGCATTGTCGATGCAGAGTCTGCTCGCCGATCGATCGAGAAGCTGCTACAAAACAGCGCAAGGCGGACTGGCCCAATTAACTTGGTCGGGGCTACATTGTGACCGTCTACACGCCATACCCAAAGGTAATCTTTGCTGGGGTCAATGAGTATGCAGACAACACAATCAGCAACATTTCAATAAGCCTTGGCCGCCGCGACATTTACGAACAAGCCCTAGTCGGCATTGCCAATGTAAGGCTTTGGACTGATGCTGATACCGCGCTGAACGTAAACCTATCCGACAGTATCCAGATTCAGGTCAAGGATTCAACCAACACTTACCGCACTATTTACACAGGCACAATCTCTGATCTTGACATCACCCTTGATGCCTATGGCAGTGAGGGATCGGTGGCCGTTTACAGCATCACAGCCGTTGGCCCACTAGCCCTGCTCAATCGCTACACAACAGGCGGCCTTGGATTCGCCAAAGAGTTTGACGGCACACGCGTACTGAACATTCTCTCGGATGCATTCCTAGAGAATTGGGATGAGGTCGTGCCAACACTAACTTGGTCAGCTGTGAGCAGCCTTGCCACATGGGCCAACTGGGGTGGAACTAACCAGACTTTGGTTGATGATTTGGTGGCCGACATTGATACGCCCGGCACTTACGAATTGGCAGCGTATACAGGCGGTGTGGCTAATGCTTTATCGCTTGCCCAAGAAGCCGCCCAATCCGGTCGAGGATTCTTGTATGAAGCACCTGACGGATCTATTCACTATGACTCATACACGAGCCGAGCGACCCTGACACCCCTTACCCTTACTGATGATGACTTGCTCGCCGTAGGACTGCGACAGGCCGCCCAGTGGTCAGAGATCGTCAATGACGTGACCTTGATCTACAAAAACAATGCCGAGAAGTATGCTGCCGATTACACCAGCCAACAATCCTTTGGCGAATTGTCTGGAACTCGCACAACTACCTTGCACAATGCAGCTGACGCACAAAGCCAAGCCAACGCGTTCTTGGCAAGTCGCGCTTACCCACGCACCTACCCAGAGGAACTTACGATCCCATTGCATAGTCCAACGGTTAGCGATGCGACTCGGGATGCCTTGATCCTGATGCACGTTGGATCAGCTGTGTACACGCAGGATCTCCCAGCAGTATTTGGTGGCACTTTTGATGGCTTTGTCGAGGGCATCAAGTGGAATCTTGACCGCTACACAGCGACGATGACATTGATTTGCTCGGCAATTTCCGAGACATACCCGAACCAAGTTTGGCTGCAAATCGCGCCAACCGTTACATGGGCGGGGTATACTCCAACTACGACAGAATGGCAGGACTTATAGCATGGCAACAACCACCCCGAACTACGGCTGGCCAGTACCAACCAGCACCGATTACGTCAAAGATGGCGCTACCGCGATTGAAGCCTTGGGCGATGCCATAGATGCAACGGTTTTTGCTAATTCGCCTGGACTAACTTTAATTAAAACTCAAACCATTGGCACAGCAATTTCATCCGTGACAGTTACTGGCGCATTTAGTACAACCTACGACAATTACAAAATAGTAATTGCTAATGTCGTTGCATCAACAGATACAGACATGAAAATGACCTTAAACGGTTCGGCTGGTAGTACTTACAACTGGGCGGGACTTTATCAAAACTACGGAACAACAAGCACTAATTCAGGTGCGGCAACTTTTGGTTCATGGTTTCTTTCAACAAGTGGTACTTCGACAGTCAATGTAACTGTTGAACTTCAAAATCCATTTTTAACAAGTAGGTCAAGTTTTCAAGCCAATTATGCCAACAATACGAGTAATGGCCATTATCGTGGCTACGATAACAACGCAGCTAGTAGTACAGCGTTTACGCTTGTACCATCCGCCGGTACTTACACGGGCGGAACCATAGCCATTTACGGTTACAAGAAGTAGGAAAAATGACTAACCCTTTAATTCAAATTGACGATTTAGTCCGTGAAATGACAGACGAAGAATACGCTGCTTATTTACAAGAAATTTCAGAAGTTCCTGAAACAGCATAACAATCAACACAGGGCCATGACACGAAAGGGCAACTCATGGCCTTACCAATTAAGAATGGCAAGATTACAACTGCCTACAAGAAGCCAGGCAAGATGTGGTCAAAGGGCTACCACACAGGCGTTGACTTCGCTGTGCCAGTTGGCACACCAGTGTTGGCAGTAGCTGATGGCAAGATCGAGAACGCCAACTGGGGCAAATCGTACGGTAACCAGGTAGTCGAAAAATGTGATGGTGGCTGGGTAATCTATGCACACCTAAACAAAGTCAGAATCAAGCCAGGTGCGACCGTTACAAAAGGCCAGATCATTGGTGAGTCCGGCAACACAGGAAACTCATCAGGCCCACACTTGCATTTCGAAATGCGCGACAACATCCGCTGGTCCGCTGGTAAGGACCTAGACCCAAAGGACATCTTGGCATCATGAATAAAACCAAAAACATTTTATTGAGAATGGTCGCAGTCTTTGCAGCTTCTAGTCTGTCAGTGGTAGGCGCATCAGCCGTAGCAGGTGTAGAGCCAGCCAAGGCAATCATCATTGCTGGAATTGGTGGCGTGGCCGTAGTAATCGAGGGGCTTGCTCGGGCATTCCTCAAAGATGGCTCACTGGATGATGCCGAAATCAATGACATTTTTACCAACGCCGACAAGAACCTAGAAAAATGACCCTTTGGAAAGTTGACTCGGGCAAGTCCAAGCAGTCAATCCCACCAAAGACATGGACATGGGTGGAATACCCAAAGGGCATTGCCTACAAGGTTCCAAAGGCTGGACAGTGGGAATGGATCACAGTGCTGCGTGTTGAGTTTAGCAAGGGCGGCTCGGTACTGCGTGGCCGCTTTGGTCGTTACCCAGGCACAGACAAACTAGATGAAACTGGTCACGATGATAAGAACATTGGCGGCTGGGATGGCAAGGTGTACCACCTGCACTGGTCACACACCATCGATTGCGATCCATCAATGCCGGTGGGCTTTTGGATCTGGCATGATTCAGCTGCGCCCATCGTTTTAGACGGCAGGCAGATTAAGGCCAAACTGGTCTGATGAATAAACCTTTGAGAGTGGCTCTGGTCGCTTTCATCGTAGGGGTCACGATGTTAGTGCATACGCCCAACGCATACGCCGAAACCGTGTTTACTGAAATTACTTGTGCAAACTTAGCTGGCGAGCAGGTGATTCGCTCGGTTGGTTGGGATAACTCGAACCAGTATTTTGCCGATAAGGGAGACATCGCCCGGCACTATTGTGAGGGTGGTTTCGCTGGCCCTTACACAATTTACATCGGTGACTTGTTGCCAGCCGATAGCCCTTTGCGGTACTACGCAGGGATTGTGCCAACACCAACACCATTACCAAGCCAAACCATAACCATCGAGCCAACGCCTTTGCCATCACCTACACCCAGCCCAACTGATTTGCCAACATTAGAACCCACACCAATGCCCACACAAGAGCCACAGCCCGAACCAATTCCAACATCTATCTCGCCCATCCCTGTGCTAGTAGAGCCAACAATGTTGCCGATAGAACCCACACCAATATTGACACCAGAACCAGAACCAACACAACAGCCAACGCCAGAGATAGCAACACCCGAACCAACCGTCGAACCATCACCAACTCCGATCGAGCCAAGCCCTGTGCCAAGCCCAATCCCAAGCCTAAATCCAGAGGCAGTGACTTTTGAAGTACCGACACAGCTGCTGGCGATCCCGGGCTTTGAAGCATTGGCCGCATCGGTTGAGGCAATTATGAATATTGGCTCGGACATGACCCCAGATCAGCGTGAGGAATCTCAAAGCGTTGTCATTGGTGCAGTCCTAGTCGGTCAAATCGCAACAAGTATAAGGAGAATAAAATAATGAAATGGCTCAAAAAGTACGTTTCAGCAATAACCGCTGATACTTACACCTATGTGGGCTTGCTCATTGCGTATTTCACCCTAGATGGATCAGCAAAAAAAGTCACAGGGTTACTGATTGTCGTGGGGGTAGTGGTTTATCTAGTATCACTGCCATTGCGCGATGACGACACGCCCGACGAATAACCTAGACACAATGTCAGATATTGTCATACTATGTCACTAAGGAAAGAGGGCAGATGGAAAAGTATCTAACAGCCAAAGAAGCAGCTGACAAACTACGGGTGAGCGAACGCACACTTATCAGGTGGGAAAAGTCAGGGGCATTAAAGCCAAAGCGCATCGGTGGCGTTAAGCGATACAAAGCCAGCGAACTCGACAAATAGAAAAGAGAAACAGGGCATGGGACTACTAGCATTACTAGGGTTTGGATTATTTTTCATCGTCGGAATTTTTGTCGGTGTAGCAATAGAAAATAGTCATCAAGAACAAAAGCGCAAAGAGGCATCGATCAGATACTGGCGATGGGCGCACAGCGCAGAAAACATTGAGCAACAAATGGCAAAAGATGGATGGGCAATCTAATGGCAGGTTTTGACTTAGAGGCTTACACAACAGTCCAGGAACGCATCAAAGAGTTTTATGGCAAATACCCTGATGGGTCGTTGCAGTTTGAGTTCAAGGGAATCTTAGAGGGATCACCGTTGATGATGTGGGGCATCGCTTACGCTTACCGCACACCTAATGACGAACGCCCTGGCATCGGCACAGCTGCCGAACTGATCGAGGGCAAGACTCCCTACACTCGGGGAAGTGAATTGCAGAATCTGGAAACATCAGCCTGGGGGCGTTGCCTAGCGGCTTTGGGACTTGGACTATCTAAGGGCATTGCATCCAAGCAGGAAGTACAAGCTGCAAAGGATCGCCAAGCACCTGGACCAGCAAAACCAAAAGAGGTTGACCCTTGGGCATTAGTCGATGAATCAGATTTAAGCGTGCCGGAATGTAAGCATGGGCCAATGCGCCGTAAGACTGGACTAAAGAAAGATGGCACACCTTACGCTGGCTATGTCTGCCCAGTAGGTGGCGAGGGTGAACGATGTGAAGCAAAATGGGATCGTTCCTGATGTGCCATCATGGCGAACCAAGAGGGGCTCGGTATTGCGCCCTATGCAAGCGCAATGGAATGTCAGCAAAGATTGATGCCATAACACAGGTCAGCGAACACGCCGATGGAACATGGTGGGCTGCATCAATGCGAGCGATCAACCACCTTGCAAAGACTCGGGACACATTCACAGCTGATGACGTGTTGGAACTGGTCGAGGCACAGGGCTATCGAACCAAAGAAAACCGAGCGATGGGCGGTGTTATGCGACACGCACAGACAAAGGGACTAATCGAGATAACTGATGTATTTGAGCCAAGCCACAACAAACGCAAGCACGCCAGCCCAACACGGGTGTGGCGATCATTAATAGTCCCGGCACAGATGGAGTTGGCTAGTGAGTGAATCAGAGGTCACGCGCTGCGGATGCGGTGGATGGGTATACATTGGCAAGCCATGTGGCTTTTGTGAGAAATGGCAAAATCGTGGATGAGATCGAAAGGGTATTGGAAAACATTATGAAAGAACCAATTTCAAGTGATGCAGTTTGGGCAAGTATTGAGGGCAAGATACGGGGTCATTACTTAGCAGCTCAAAACCTGCCACAGTCATGTCCACAATGCGCCAAGATACTTGAACCAGTGGATTTTGGTGTTGATCCTGACACTAACGAGCGTATGTGGGTAACACATTGCTGTGGTAACTGGGAAAAGTTTTATGAAAAACTAGGGCCAAGTGATTTGATTTGATTGGGCGCGGTGATCGTTGGATCGTCATGTTCTTGTGTAAATGTAGTTACGGTTTCACACGGGAATTAGAGGATGATCCATCATGTGCCAAAGAAACAGCCCAAGGGTATTTGGATCACTTTATGGCCAAGCATTATGAAAAGTGCAAAAACAAAGTATTTAAGGCCTACATCGAGGAGACATAAACAAACGACACGCGGATGCCAAGAAACAACCGCGTGCCGTTCAAACCGATGCTAGCATCGTAAGCCTCAACGCTCTAGTCAAGAGTATAACTGATGCCCGACTAATCATCGGGTGAACCGCCGTCAGATGGCGTATTTCGGCATGGATTGATAAGCCCATGAAACCAGCAGAAATGCGAGCCTTAGCAGCTGATGTCAACACGAATCGCCTGGCATCAAAATACCCAGCACTAAGGCACATGGCGCGATTGTGCGTAAGCACCCATGACCAACCAAACCTACGCGGTGACGGTGGCGAGTGGCTTGATCCAATGCCATTCCCTGCTCACCTATCGGCTCGGGTGGCAAGTTTGGGTTACGCTAAACACCATGACGAGATGGGTGCAGGTGAAGCAGGATGAACTATTGGAATACGTTGCAATGGTTGAGTACCTAAGGAAAGACCACACGCAGCTACAACAACAGGTCAAGGATGCAAAAGAATTAGCCAGCATTATCGAAGCAACATGGATGGCACGAATAGACAAACTTACTGACATGATCATGGACATACACCCTAGTGATCACAGATACGAACGAGGGCTAATGGATGCGTACAACATAGTGAGGCACGATGAGCAGAGCGCATAGCCAAGGCACAACAACACAATGGCGCAACCTACGGGCTGCGTGTTTCAGGGTATGGGGTAGGGCTTGCCTTATGTGTGGTGACCGGGCAACCGAGGTCGATCACATCATCGAGTTAGCAGTTGGGGGCAGTAACACCATCGAAAACGTGCAACCTTTGTGTAAGCCTTGCCACAAAGCCAAAACATCGAGGTTTAACAGTACGCGTGAGAGAGGCACAGAAAGCCATAGGGCGGTTTTTTCTAGGGTCGTGCCACCCACAGACTCC